TACAGCCAACATATAGGTTAGATTACAGATGTTGTAGGTAAAGTAGTTGCCGCTGAAACTGCGTGTTTGTAGCCTATCATAGCTGTAGGTGGTGTGCAAGGGCACACTCAGCACCAACATGCCATTGAGATTCATCATGTGATTCCAGTGGCTCAGCGTTTGCAAGGGATTGGTACTGAATTGAAAACTGTCGTGGCTCCACATTAGATCCACGTTGCGTGGAAGATGCACACTTGAAAAATCAGCCTCTATTGCTCTGAGATTTGTATTCAGCAGCACATCTGCTTCAATCTGTTGGATGTTGCGATCAATGGCATAACAGATATAGTTATGCGGTTCAGGCGGATCATCTCGTGTGGTCAGCTTTGCAAACCAATCAATGTCCAATCCTGTGCCGCAACCCATGTCAGCAACCACTGTTATACTGTCCATGAAACTGTCATATTGGTATAGCATATCCAGTACGTCACGACTGTGTTCATGACTTTCTTGTGCGTTCTTAAACACTGACATCCTCCATGCCTGCTGTGCGTAGGCGTACCACGTGACCCAGCATGAAGTTCTTAGACTCGATGCCCTTCATTACCCCTAGCCATTTGTTGCGTAGTAGCGCTACTTCGTTGATGATGGTCTCCATGTCGATAACTTCATCTTCTGCTTCTGCATACTTTTCGGCATCGCGACTGGTTAGAGCACGTTGGTATGCTTCAAGATATTTCTTATAGTGCTTTTGTCGAATCTTGCGTAACTGTATGTTAAGGTAGTTGAGTACCGCTTCCACTTCTTGTAGTTGGTTAAAGCGATACTCTGTAATGCCTGGTAAGTCACTAAGTGCCCGTTCAACTTTGCCTGCAATCTTGATCTCGCCTTTGGCAGCAATCAGTTGTTTTTCATAATAGTCAATAAAGGGCGGGATCTGTGCTAGATCCTGTACCACACGGTTATACCACATATTGTTCAAACTCCGTTAGCCATGGAAAAAGTGTTCTCCAATTGGTATTTCTTCTGCGATCCATTTCGTCAAGATATGTTACACATTTTTTCAATTCAACACAATCAATTTGAGATTGTTTAACTTGCTCTGCTATGACAGTCATGTATTGTCGAGCAGACAAATCTTGTTCTGTGTCTGACGGCATCAATTGAATTATTTTTTCAAAGTCGTTGTCAAATACTCCGCTGCCCAATACTGCCGGCACTAGATATGCGGGCTCTGGTGTGGCAACAGAAAAGTAGTGTCCTATCTTGTGTTGAGTTCTCCAACTAGACAACTTTTCAAGTAGTGCTGGCATGGTTTTTATAGTCAGCATAGTAATGGTTTGATTAATATTCAATGTTATCCATTTTTGTTTTAGTAACAGTTCAAAATTTCTTTCCCATAGCGCTAGGTCAAGCCCATGGCGCACAAACTCTTGTTCCTTGCCCCAGCAGTCGATACTACAGGTAATGTCTAACCTTTTGATTTTTCTCTTGGCCAATAGCAACTTGAATCGTTCAATCAATTCTGTCAACTTGTCATTACTGATCATGAGATTGGTCACAATGTTTAGTACTAGGTCTGGATGTTTTGAATTTTCTAAGTAGTCAAGACAGTGATAAAATTCTGTTTGGTACAGTGGTTCTCCGCCTAGTATATTCAAACGTTTCAGCTTGGTAGAATGTTGTTGCATCCATTGCCAAAACTTATCTATCATTATAGCATGATCAGCGTTTTTGTCAACGGCGGATATCTTTATTCCATTTGATTCAAACTTGCCAAACTTTTTATTTTCGCTGTTGATCTTAGAACTCAATGTTGGACTGCAATAGAGACAAGACAAATTGCAGGTATTATTGAAGTATACTTCCAGTATAGTAGGATCTACTACTAGTGCTGCGGGATCAGTGTCTAATTCTACAGGACTTTGATCTGGAATTGTTAGATGCAATAGACGATCACTGAACTCGCCAGCGTCCTCTAGATCTTTGCAATAGCCACAACCGTCCTGTGGCCATTGTCCTTTCAGCATACTCAAACGGTGCTGTTGTTTTTTCTCAGTATTGTGAAAATTATCAAACGATTCTGCAGAAATAGCGCTGTAGGCAGTCCTATGACAACTCGCAGTTGTTCCCGAATACAGATACAATGTACTCCAATTCCATTTAAGCTGACATGCTGTTTCTGTTTTTATCGGGAAGTACTTAGACATTGTCAGTCTTCGTAATCTTCTTCGGGTTGTTCATCTTCGCCTACATACTCTTTGAGAGCACGTTTAAGCGCACTGTCGGTGCCTCCAAATTCGCGAACATCAATGTCGTTGAGATAATCAACCATGACGCTCATGATATTGTCGGCACATTCTTGACGGTCCTTGGCAGGCACGTACTGTTTCATAATTGTGTACAGTTCGCTTAGGACTTCTACTTCGATACTCATTCTGTTGCATCCTCTGTTGGTGCTTCTTCAACTGTGGTTGCTTTGTCAAACATGTGTGGATTGGCAGTAATGTCACTCATCACACGATCCAAACAACCATCATCATTGCGTTCCCATCCCTTGCGGAACTTCTTGATGATCTCGCCATCAGCAGTAGTATATACCAAACTATTGCCTTCCTTCTTTAAAAGTTCTTTAGCTTCAATCAAGTCAGTTAGGCCACTGTAGGGGTTCATACCTGTTTCATATGGGATCTTGACCTGTACTGACTCAAAAGGTTTGGCATAGCGTGTCTTCATGATCTTACATGCAGCACGGATACCTTTTACTTCTGAAATCTTGTTGCCGTCCTCGTCTTCTTTCAACTTCAACTTACGCATAGCAACAACGATACTGCTCGCATAGATAAAGCCTTGACCGCCCGAGATCTTGTCGTCTGGATCAAACATGTCTTGGCTTGCGTAGGTGTGGTTAGTTGCAACAAGTCCAATGTTCAAATCACCGAACATGTTCACACAGTTACGAACCAATGCTGTAAGTGCTTTGGGCTTACGACCCAAGTCACCTTTCAAGTCACCAGCTGTAAACTGATTAACGTCTGTGGGAGTCAACAACATGCCCAAGCTGTCCAGCACAAACACCACCTTGGGGCGAGCGTCTTCGGCTAGTGTTTTGTATTCTTTGACAAACTCACTGATCATTTTGGCCACGTCATCGATCATGGCCATATTGAGTTTAAGTAGTTTATCTTCGCTCGTGTCCACTCCCAGTGCGTGTAACCAAGCCTCGTCAAGAGCATTTTCTGTATCAATAAGAATGGGATAAATGCCTTGTGCCTGTGCGTTCTTGACAATATTTCCTGAGCAGATATAGCTTTTGCCTGCACCAGATTCACCAGCAAACACAGTGACCTTTCCCATAGGAATACCTCGATTAAAATCACCTGAGATAAGATAGTTGAGAGCGAAGTTGTTGGTCGAGATCCAGTCTGTGGGATCGTTAAATCCAACCGAGATGCCGTCAATGCTTTTAGTAATCGACTTACGAAATTTACTCACGTCGAATGGTTTAGTTGCCATAATTGTTTTCCTTGAAATAAAATGAGGAGTCCCGCATGGAACTCCCCAAAGTGCATATTACTGCTTGTTTTGACGGTTACGAATCATTGCCAAAATGTCTTCGGCTTTTTGACTCTGTGCTGGTTTGGCAACAACTGGTGCTGATGCTTCAGGTACTTCGTCGTCGGCTGGTTCCCAAGGTGCAGATTCTGCCGCAGGAGCAGGTGCTGCTTTAGGAACTGCTGCCAGGGCTGGCTTGGCTTGTGGAACTGGAGTTGCTGTGACTGTTTCACCATCGCTGCCAGTGCCAGCTTTGAAGCCGCTGGGTTTGAAGTAGTTGGCCCAACGATCTGGATCGTAAGGTTGTCCGTCTACACTCGCTTCAAACATTTCTTTCAATACTTGAAGTTCAACATCTCCGGGCTTCTTGGGTAAGAAGTCGCTCAAGTTGTACAAACCAAATTGTTCAATCGCCACAGCTTCTTCGCCTGTAAGTGCTGTTTCCTTACGTGCCCATGTGCTGGTGTTGTAGTCAGCGTAACCACCTTTACTAGTCTTCTTGATGTTGAAATCAAGTCCGGCTTCGTAGTCAGTTGGCAAGTTTTCCATGTCTGGATCCATCAGTGCGTTCTTGATCAAGTTAAAGATCTGTGGGCTGATGATGAATCTGCGAATTGGATTCTCTGGTGTTTTGTCGTCGCCAATTGGATTGTCGCGAACAAAACCTTGGAACAGGTAACTGCGCTTTTTCCAATACTTGCGACCCATTTCTTCCAGATTGGGATCCTTGAACCAAGGACGTACTTCGGCCAAGATTGGGCAAGCCTCGCCCCACATTTCCATACAAGGAACTTGTACAGTAACTGGTTTTGAGTCTGCTTCACCTTTGATGCCAGCAAATGGTAAACGAATCATTGCTCGTTCAATCCAAAAGAAGTTGTTCTTGGTGTCTGCGTCGGGAAGGAATCTTACGCGAGCTGTGGTGTTTTCTGGAATGTTCCAGTGTGCGTAGATGGCGTTGTCGCCTTGTGATTTACCGCCTTGTCCACGGTTTTCGTTTGCTTGAAGTTTTGCGCGAATTTCTGCTAATGTCATGGCCATAATGTTTCTCCTTAAGATGGTCTTAGTTAATGTGCCTTAATGTATACGGCACTCCCGCAGTATACAATTTTATTTATGCCTTGGTCAAGGAAAAAGGCACATTATTTTGTGCCTTTTGGTAAAGTTCGTTTGAATTACTTCAAACCGGCCAAGCGGCGCATCCAACTTAGTTCATCTCGACTTTCTTGCATTTCTGGACGCTGTGCAGGACTGGGTTCTGCTGTGCCCACGCCGCCAAACTCTCCGGCTCCTGCTTGTTGTTGCTGTGCTGCTAGTGCATCTGGTTGTTGCTGTAGGGCAGTATCGTCTTGTGTGAACAGTTGATCGTACTTGTTAGCCAGTTCAGTATAGCTGTTGTCACGTAGCCAATGCACGATGGTTGGACGTGCATCACTGTCTGGACCTTCTGCACTGGCCAGGTCCTCTAGCTTGTCAAACAGATCATCGTCGCCAATGATGTTGTAGAGTGCGCCTGTGGCATTTTCGCCATTGTCGCCCACTTCCAGCTTGTTAGCCATCAGCTCGTCCAGATCTTTGGTTTCTTCAGGTGTATCGGGCAATGCCCAAGATCCTTCAACAACTTGGTTAGCCCAGTCTTCAAATTGATTACCCAATGGGCTTTCTAGTGATTCTTTTTGTTTCATATGTGCCCTATATACGTATGGTAATGCTGCATCAAATTTTTCGTCGTAGATCTTTTTAACAAAACGCTCGCGTAGACCGTTGATGTCTACGTCATCTGCAATTTCGTTGACTGGCACATAGTCAGCACGGTAGTCCGCGTAACCACGGTGTCCGCCAATATGGCGTAGTCGATTCTTTAGTTCGTTGTAGTGTTGTACTGCTGAATGTGCCATTGCACCGGTGTCGGCATCTTCAAATTGTCTGCGGCCCACGCTGCGAACA